TTAATTTAGTTGGTCGAGTAATGTGATTGTTTTGTCTTCCTCTGCTTGTTGCTTGTGTTGGAGTAGGTGTGCATATGTGTCTTGTGTGATTGAAATGTTAGAATGTCCAAGTCTTTTTGAAGCATAACTGATGTCAACGCCACTGGATAGTAGGTAGGAAACGTGTGAGTGTCGTAAACCGTGCAATGATACAATATTTTCAAATCCCAGTGATTTTTCTAATCGTTCGAGCCATCTATTAACGACACTTGGTGTTCTGCGGCCGTCAAATAGTTCGTTTGCAGCGTTCCAATTTTCTTTAGCATCAATGAATTTCTGATAGCTATCGAAAAAACGATTTGGCATAACGATTGTACGATTTGACGACTTTGTTTTAGGCGTTGTTACAGTACCGGACAATTGTTTTGTTTTGCTAACGGTAATTGTCCTTGCATCAAAATCAATGTCATTTTTCGTTAGGGCCAATGCTTCACCAGCACGTAACCCGGAAAGTGATATTAGATAGACCATAAAACCCGTTCGCCATGTGATGAGCTTCTCATCGTTTTCAATGTATTCGATTAATGTGGTGAGTTCATCTAGTTGCAAGAATTTTTCTGATGCATCTTTTGAATCAGAGCCTGGGATAGTGACTCCGAACGTGGGATCACTTTGAATTAAACCATCATGAAAAGCTTGATTGATCACTAGTCTCAGCAACCTATGACGTTTTGAAACGGTTTGTCTTTTCTTTCCGATTGCATAATGGTTTAGGAATGATTGATACATCTGTCGTGTGATTTGATCTAATGTTAAACCTGTAAAGTAAACGTCTACGACAAGCTTCTTTTCGAATCTCCACGATTCATGGGTGGCTTCTTTCATGCCGGTTTCTAGGTGTAGTTTTGCATATTCATCAAAGTAGTCAGTAAAGAGAATTTGTGATCCTTTTTGTAGGGTTGGCTTGCCATGGTTGATAGAATACTCAGCTAACCAAGATTCAGCTTCTTTCTTTGTTTTGAACCCGCGCTTTGATTTCTTACGATATTTGCCGGAGGCATCTTTAAATGAGAAGTCAGCACGCCAACCGTGTTCGGTTTTATATACTGCCATTAGCTTAAACCTAACCTTTATCTAAAAATTTTAGGCAGTTTAAAGACATACCCGGGTCTGGTACAATTAAACGTGTAAACGGGTCAGTGATGTTCTGTTTCGGATAACGCGCACATTTCCTTGTTTGGTCGCAGGATGTGCGTGTTTTTTATTTTATGTGTTATATAATATTCATAGCGAACGAGGGCGGCATACGCCACCTCCTTAAGACCCTCTGGATTAAAGCCCAAGTGGTCTTTATTTGTATTATCATGGTATTCGTCATCTTGCTTCAAAATATGAGATGCCTAAAGGGGGTGACAATATTGTTGCTTTCGTTCGCTATTGCAGTTGCATCTGGATTACTAATTAACCTAATTGGCTGGCAGGTTAAGCGCTTCTTTAAGAAGTAACACGTACGTGGTTTAACTAGCAAGGGCCCGTTCATTATGTAGGATGGACGGTTTTTCTGTTGAGAGTAAAACAAAAGTCGACAACTTCTGAAAGTTATCGACTTACGTTTTAGGTGCGCGCTAGGCGCTTCGATAACTTAATGACACAAATACTGCACCTTTTTGTAAAGAAAAAATTATTTAGGTAGGTTATCTACCGCGTATTGCGCCTCTTCAGGCGTAAATTTATCTCCAGCCTGCGAAATTAGTTGATCATAGATAGCATCTGAAGACATCGCCATTATCTTTTGATATGTTTTAGCAGATTCAAGGGCATTTGTATTATAATCTGCCTGTAGATTATCTATGGCATACTGTGCATCTTCTGGAGCAAATTTATCCCCAGCTTCTGCTGTTAGTTGATCATAGATAGCAGATTTTGACATGTGCATCATTTTTGAGTACGTTTCTGCACTACGCAAAGCATTTTTTTGATTCAGTGTCGTTGCATCTTGCTGGCTGCTTGATGCAACACTAGATACAGAAGAACTAGATACAGAAGAACTAGATACAGAAGAACTATTAGAATAGGTTTTACTACTTGTATTGGTATTTGAGCTCCCACCAGAACCTGCAATAAAAATCAAAACAACAACAACTAGCACCCAAAACCACCCCTTTTTAAAAAAGGGTTTCTTTGACTTTTCCATGAAATATACTCCTTAGCTTTTAACGTCGTTCCTTTCTGGACGTATGTACGCCACCTTAACGGGTGGCTTTTTTATGCATTCTGCTAACAGAGCGTTTTTTTATATTTCTGCATTACTTATAAGTGATTAAACTGTGGAATCCTTCTTTAGAACCAAAAATTCCTTGACCTTGTAGGGTTGTATGAGTCACATCCAGAATTTCGTAACCGTCATCCTGCATACGAGACAAAATCAAATCGATCTGGTTTGTATATTGTGTCTCTACGCCAAAACTTTGATTTAGAAACTTACTAAATGACGTGACCATAATCACGTGTTTCTTATTATCTTTTTCTGCCAGGTATTTTTGTACTTCTCTTGTATATACACTATCAGCAGCCGTTTTGTTTGAATTGTCAAAAAAACCCATAACCTACTCCTTAAGCTTTTAACGTGATTCCTATCTGCACGTATGTATGCCACCTGAATGGGTGGCTTTTTAGTCTATATTAATGCCTTTTTCTCTCAAATTTTCAATACACGCAATTAAATATATTTTGTCGTGTTCAGGGTAAATTGGAGAAGTCAGAACTTCACTTGATAGGGAGCTATAAGCCGTTTCCTTAGTTCCTCGGTACAAGGGGTCTAGCCATAATTTATTAGGCTCATACCCCCGATTGAACATCTCATTCATTACTAGTTGGTGGTATTGAAATAATTTGTATGGTGAGTGATCAAAGACGTAATTCACAGTTGCATGTTTCTTGCCCCAACCACCGCCGCGAAGTGCACAACACTCTCTATGTTGCCCCAGCAATTGCTGACGAGGGAGTTTTGGGATTAAAGATTCGTGCCACAATCTCATATTAATAACTCCTTTCTAAATAACGTGGTTAGTACGTCCAACTTTTAAAGAAGTAAAGATAGATAAAATCAACTATTGCGAAACCAACTATCAATGCAGCAGCTACGTATTTAAAATAAGCTTCTTTCAACTTAAAGTAAGCATATAGAGATATAGAGATTAGCAATAGTAATGTGTTGACAATGATTAAAATTGTACGTAGCAAACGAATGCCTCGCTTTCATGCTTGCATAACCGCTTCACGGGCCATATCTTCAAAGTGCGATTGCAAGCCAAGATAGTTCATAAAGTCCAGCCAATTTCTACTTTCTACCGGGACATCATCAAACCAAAATGAAGCAATCATGCGTATTGCTTGTACATTGGCTGCACGTTCTGAAACTCTCATTATGTAAGGCGAAAAGTTATAAACTGCATCCGATTCCGTGTCACCATAAAGCAGGTGAGCTAGTTCATGAGCTAATCTGAACTCATATGCATATTGCGTACTTGAATTCGGATTCATGATGATCATAGATAAAAATGGTATTGCCATATCTGGACCATCGTCTTTTGTCTCAACATTAGAAACAGTTATATCATTCCGCCTTGCCAAGTTGAGAAGATATTCTCTTAATTCTTTCATCATTCACCAAGCATCAACTTAGCCATTTCGTACAACTTGATTTTTTGTTCATCAGTTAGTTCTTTACCTTCAAAGCGAAGGGTAGGGCCCAACTTGTCTAAGACTTCTTCAAGATCCACGGGAATGTCGTCCTTCTTATTACTGTGCATCTCATCAGTGTTACCTAATAGGTAGTCTACTGATACGCCGAGGACGTCTGCCACGGCTTGCACATTATCAGTTCGGGGTGTTTTATTTTTCCAAGAGTATATAGCGTTTTCGCTTAATCCAACTTGTTTAGCCAGATTTTTAAGGTTAGTACCACGTAATTTTGCTGTTTCTTTTATTCGTTCAAATACAGTCATATCAAAGCTCCATTGAGATTTGATGAAATAAAAGTATTCTAAAGTTGTTTTTGTAGTTGACAAAAGTATTCTTTAGAATTATAGTTAATTCATCGAGTTAAACAGCAAGTAAAAATAACTTAAATATCAATTGCTTTTGGACGAGCTAACGTTGATATATAGGTTTTTGCAATGCTTATTTTTCTATGCCTTTATTGTATTCTTTAGAATACTTAAAGTCAAGATAACTCTAATTTAACTTCATAAACAAGGAGGAAACACATATGAGTGTTAAGGAAGCGCGTCGTACTTTAAAGCGAGCGTATAGTGATTTTAAATTTCATTTAGATGAAAACGAAGTATCTCGGAAAGAACTTGCGGAGGTAATCGGAACAATATGTATCTCGTTTGGTTAATGGCCGTGAAGATAGCAAGGCAGCTAAGGAAAAGCTACGTAAATTGTTTGAATACACCGGATACCACGGTGACAACTGGCTGGCATAAATATAAAGGAGAAATAAACATGACAAACGAACTGATTAAGGTTCAAACGAACCAAGAAGGTGAGCAACGGGTTAGCGCTCGTGAATTGTATAAGGAGCTAGGAGTTGTAAAGCGATTCAGTACTTGGTTCAGTCAATACCAAGATATGTATGTTGAAGGTGCTGATTGGACGGGCGTACCTGGAGGTACACCTGTTAAAGGTGGAAACGGAAGTGTGCAGTATCTTAACGATTTCAACTTAACAACAGATATGGCTAAGAATGTAGCGATGATGTCTAAGACAGCTAAGAGCCAAGAAATTCGAGACTACTTCATCGCAGTTGAAAAAGAACACAAGGCGTTGATGTCAGACCCACGTATTCAAATGGCAATGGGCTTGAAGTCAGCTCAACTGATGTTAGACCACAAGGACAAGATCATCGCAGAGATGACGCCCAAGGCTTTGTTTGCTGACGCAGTATCAGCTAGTCAGTCATCAATTCTTATTGGTGAGTTGGCAAAGTTGCTTAAGCAAAACGGCGTAGATATGGGACAGAACCGTTTATTCGGTTATCTCCGTGAAAACGGTTATCTGGTTAAGCGACAAGGTTCAGACCGGAACATGCCAACACAGAAGAGCATGGAGCTTGGCTTGTTTGAGATTAAGGAACACAACCACATCAATTCTAATGGTGTGAACGTGACCACTAAGACCCCCAAGGTGACGGGCAAGGGACAACAATACTTCATTAACAAGTTTCTTGGTGAAGCTAAGACCTTATTGGAGGTGTAGAAATGGAGCGTTTTTCAGAAGAAAAAGCCACCATCGATGAACTTGAGCAACTGAGAGTAGTTGGACAAGTTGGTGCAAGGCGAATACTAGGGCGTTCGTTATGGTACTTCAAGGAACATATTCGTTACTCGAAGAAATTTACCCAAAACGTACCTAATAAGACGCCAAACGCACATCATCCAACCTACTTGGTTTCTGACGTATTACGTTATCGCAAACTCAACGATTGGTGGTGAAGATGGTGGGGCAGACAGTGTACTAATAAGTTAACGGAGGAAAAGGAAGATGTGGATCATCGACGCATTGAAGTTGGTAGGTTGGCAGGCATTGCAAGCTACGTTGCTGTTTATAGCCGCTGGGTGGTTAGTGATTGCGAACCGAGTTCGTTTGGCGTGGTTCTTGAAGGGTATCTTACGAATGGTTGTTTATCCGTTCGTGTTTTTAGCCAACGGTTACGATGCTGCCGAAGCATTGAAGCCAACCGGAAAGCTGGTGCGCTATGAAGATTAGCGACTATCAAATGGTTCGGAACTTTGCAGAAGGCCGTGGGTTCTTCAACTATGAAGTGCAAACATTGCCGGTTGGTGGTGTACGTGTCGGCTTCAAGACCAAGCGAGGCGGACAAGTTTGGTTCGATGATAAGCAAGAAGTAATCGATTATGTATTGGAGGCTACAAATGGACTATAAGGGGCCAACAGGTGTTGGCAATATTCATTACAACTTTGCCAAGCCTGTGAAGTTTGATGTTGAAGCAGAGAAGGAACGAATTCGCAAAAGCGGGGTTGAACGGCCAAATAAGGCATTGCCTGAATATGAACGGCGGTATCGTCGATTTGCGAAATTCCTATCGGATTATATGGTTGGGAAGAATGCTGATGAACGTGATGATTTAGTATCACAAGCAAGCCAAGTGTCTGGCCTATCATTCATCACTGCTAGTAATTCACGGTATCTTGGACGCTTTTTACGGGAACGCAGCGAAGCTGAATTAGAAGGCACACCTTTCAACAAGCCGAATATAACATCGGCAGTCGGTTACGAAGATAGATATAAAACATTCAAACGGGCTATGGATTCCAAGCGACCTGAACAATCGTTTTCAGATATTGCGACACCGATTGCTAAACAGCTACGAATGAGCCTGGCATCGTTGTACAACACAAAGTACAAGGGCCGATACGACAAGGAAAATAAAAACGCCTAACGGGTGCAACCGTTAAGCGTCGGAGTAAATCTATTCGGAAAAATGATTTTACTCCTCAAGGATAACACAGGGGGCATGTAATGAAAAATGAATTGCGAGTGGAAGCGCTACGGCACATGAACCGAGCGTTCAAGGCAGAGCAACGAGATAACAATGATGGAACTGTTTCGGAGTTTGAAACGGGCGTTGCTGATGTTTTGAATTGGGTGGCTGACCATGTTTGATGAACTGATTGATCCACCTGATGACCCAGAAGATAACGAAGAAGCATTTAACAACTACATGGATGAATACGAGGATAAGGACTTATGAATGAATTGGTAGTGAATCCAGCGAATGTTACTCCAGCAATCGTTGAAGTGACTGGAGTTGATGAATTAGAACAATACGTTGATGGCATGTTGGCAACGTATAAGAAGACACCGGTGTCAGCAGCGACTTTGGCACAGGCAAAACAAGCTCGAACGGATTTGAACAAGGCATACAAGGGACTCAGCGAAACACGACGCAATATTGCCGATAAAGTAGCCGGTAATTGGCCGGACACAGAAAAGCGCTTGAAAGAAATTGAGAAGAAAATTCAGAGCGTTTCAGATGGTACCTTGAAGCCACAAATTGATGAAGTTGTCGAAGCAGATAAGCAAGACCGAAAAACGTTGATTCTTATTGAGATTGAAAAAATTGCAACTGAATACAACTTGCCTGCTGAAAAAATTAAATTTGACGATAAATGGCTCAATAAGACTGCGAAATGGGCAGAGACGGAGCAAACAGTACGGTCTCAATTTGAAAATATCAAGAACGAAGTTCAAGTTCGTGAACTTCAAACGTCTGCTGTCGAAGCATATGCAGCTGAATTGCAAATGGATCCTGCCGGAGTAGCTGGGTATGTGGGACAACTTGATTATAAGGATTTAGATGAAGTCAAGGCATCAATGAAGAAAGATGTGAGGCTTGCAAAGGCGCGATTTGCAGCCGAACGAGCTCGTGCACAAGCTGATTTTGATGCTAAGGTAAAGCGCGCAGAGCAAGCCACAAAAATTGGAAACAAGTTAGTAGATCAAGAGACCGGTGAAATTATTGAAGAACCGGAAGCGCTAAAGCGAACGTATATCATTCAACTTTCAGACATTACAGACCAACAATTTGCATATGTAGAACAGTTTATTCACAACAAATTCGATAAGGGATTTGAGGCAAGTGGTGTCACTTATAAGTCAGCCGTACAACGATAGGAGAAAAAATATGGATTTTGCAGAACGTATGCGTAAGAATGAACGAATTTCAACAAACAATTCGGTGTTGCCACCATTCCCAGGAATGTTTCTAGCGTTTAATGCCAGCGAGGGAAAGTTTTCAATCATGGAACCTGGCGCTGATTTTTCTGAAGCAAATGATATTAAGTCAATTACCATCTTGCCTCACTTTATGATGAATCGTGTGAAGTGGACACGTGGAACAGATGAAAAGGCACTCTCAAATTATGTCGTGACTGATACTGAAGAACGGCAACCCTATGTAATCACAATTGATGGTGAAACATATACTGCTGAAACAATGATGGAGCTTAAGCAACAAATCGTGTTGGGCCAAAACGAGCAATTAAAGCAGGAAGAGATTTACGTTGGATATGCAACAGCGTTGGATGACGTTCCACAAAAAAAGCCGTTAGTTGTTTGGTATGTATCCCGTGGAGTTAATGCGTATGTACTTAATGACGCTATTGATGGTGATTTGACCGGCCGCTCAATTATCAAACTTGAGAACAAGGGGACAACTCGAAAAAACAACAGTGGAAGCATTAATAAAGTTTTGGATTTCAAGGTTGATGAAATTGCTGAGGACAAAGTTGAAGGAATGTTGAAATGGGTATCCCAGGACAGTTCGGACAAAATTGTCGAAGCTTACCGTGACGACATGATTAATGCTGCGATGACAACATCTAATCCAGCACCGACGGTACTCGGAACTCAGCAAAATAGCGAAGATGACGTTCCGGATGTACCACCTTTTAATGGTACGCCGGCATTAGATCCATTTGGACAACCAATTAATGAGGTGGGCATTTCAGATGATGAATTGCCTTTCTAAAAAGAGGTAAATCATGAATTTTATCGGCAAGATAACCGAAATAAACGGGCGGTATGTCACTGTCAAGGTAGATGACTCGTTATCTTTGGGGCTAATAAACTCGGTAAACGTTGATGAGCATCCTGAAGTTGATGTGACAGTTGTAGACAAACGCCTAATAAGCCCAGTGCAGAGGCGTAAAACATATGCCATTTTGAGAGATATGTCTGATTTCTTCGGTTATACGCTAGATGAAATGAAAAATGTGATGAAGGGGTTGTTTTACGAAACGATGGATGCACATGAATTCAGTTTAGGAAACACTGATATTACTACTGCAAGGACATTTATTTCTTTCCTGTTGGAATTTGCGTTGAAATACCACATTCCAATGCGGAAACCTGCACTGGAATATCAAGATGATTTGGACGTTTACATGTATCAATCGCTTAAAAACAGAAGTTGTGTAATTTGCGGATTGGCAGCAGATGTTCACCACGTTGACACGGTTGGAATGGGTAATGACCGAAGGACAGTTGATCATCGAGAAAAACATTTAATTGCATTATGCCGAGCACACCACAACGAAGCACACAACATTGGGTGGCCAGTTTTTGCACAGAAATATCACGTTAAGGGTATCAAGCTAGACCCTGAAACATTGCAACGTCTTGGAATTATGACGTTCAGGCGAATGGAGGAAATAGATGGCACAACGACGAATGTTAAGCAAGAAAGTTACTGACACAGACGCGTTCTTAGACATGCCACTGTCAACGCAAGCATTGTACTTCCACTTGAATATGCATGCTGACGATGACGGGTTTGTCGGGAATATCAACACAATTAAGCGAATGATTGGCGCATCAACTGACGATGAAAAGTTACTGCTAGCGAAGCAATTCTTAATCCCGTTCGAAGATAGCGGGGTAGTCGTCATTAAAGACTGGCGCATTCACAATTACATTCGAAAAGATACGTACAATGCAACGATGTACAGCGAAGAACGCCGGAAACTAGGCGTTTCAGAAAGTGGTTCGTATTACGTGGACGAACCGTCGACGGAACGTCCACGGATAGTAGACGACACGGCGACACAGGTAAGGGTAGGTAAGGTAAGTATAGGTAAGAGTAAGGTAAGTGAAGGTAAGGTAAGTGAAAATACGACCGACCAACCGACCGGCCCGCTTCGCAATCAACTTGCTGACTTGGTGGCAATGCATGGATTTGCTGATCATCTAACACCATTGCAGTTGAACCAGTTGCTTGAATACGTGACTGAAGACGGTATGGAAATTGGTGTACTGAACCTTGCATTACAAGACGCTTCTAATCGAGCTATTCGCAACTTTAAGTACGTAGACGCAATACTACGTGCAAAGTTGAATGAAGGCGTTAAATCAGTTGCTGATTGGCATGCAGGTAAAGAGACACACAAACAGGCCGTTGCTGATGAAAAGGTGCCAGATTGGATGCAAGAACTTAACGACAAACTGGAGGGCAGCTAATGAATACTACAAGCGATTGGGTACGTGAGTTGCGACAACGTGGGTTAACACCTAAGACGTTGACACCGGAAGAGCGTGCTGAAAAAGGAAAGGCCGATGCTGAACGCATTACTAAAGCGTGGCAAGCGCAAGAACGCGTTAAATATCAGCGTATGAGCTTGTGGGGCGAGACAGAGACGCGTTCTTTTGAGTTTGAAGACTGGAACCCACAAATACAACGAAACGAGCAGACAGCGCGTGATATTGGCAATCAGGCATATGCAATGACAAATGAGATGCGCAACGGATTGTTCAATGTGTTCCTGTTCGGTCGAGCTGGTGCTGGTAAAACATCGTTGGCATTGGCAATGATGAGCCGACTAAGCGATCGCTACACAACGATGTTCGTGTCGGTTGTTGAATGGCGAAACTTGAAATTTAAGTCATTCAAGGACAATAAGGTTGCAGAACGTTTGAAACTAACAGAGAAGTTCATGCGTGAAGTTGAAGTGTTGGTTCTTGATGATTTTGGAAAAGAGACACAGGCCGAAGCAAAAGAGACAGTATCGTCAATGCTATTTGAATTAGCAGACGCTAGAAGGGGCAAGGCGACGATTATCACGTCAAACGATGATTTGACCGGATTGGCGTTGAAATACGACCAGGCGGTCTTATCACGGCTAATTACGAAGGATATTAAGCACATCATCACGACGAACAAGCTTGATGATGTCAGAAAGGTTTAATCATGAACGAAGAGAAGAAATATGTGAACCGTGGATACGCGGTTGTGGCGAATTTCATGGGTGAAACGCGCTACTGGAACGGTATGACCTACGATGAAGCGCAACAAGATTTCTTGGATAAGCAACATTATTTGGGACAGATTGGGGTTAAGCCAGAAGACATCTGGATCGAGTACAACGGACAAAAGTTGCCACGAATGACGCGAGCAGAAGATTTGCCAGACGTGCCACATGAATTGGCAGAGGCAATCGCTAACGATTATCACAATACACTTACTGATTTCGTTAAGTGGCTGCGTTCAAAGCCTACTGACTGGTATTTAATTGGTCAGCCTGATTTGTTGGCTAGCGCCTACATGAACGGACGTTAATTGAATAGGCAGTGCCAGAAATGGCGGGTATGGGTGGGCAAACGAGGTAAATGAAATGCGACAATTTCCACACAATCGCATCGCACAAGCACGACGTGATGCACAAATTGCACAGAACACAGCGTGGCATAAGTTGGGGCTGACTAGCTTAGATCATTTGATGATGTACGAATCAGGTTCCCTAACAGCTAGTGAAGAAACGATGCGGCGAATGGCAGCGCTATATAACGTGTCGGTTGAATACTTGAAGGAAGAAGATTAATGACTAAGTATGTATTGGATTTGCCGGAGGGCGTGAAGTTTATTGTTGGTAAAGGGTACATGATGCTATCTGAAAAGGAGTTGCTGCGAATTCCGGTTGAAAATCTTCAAGAGTACAGCGCACCAACTGTTGCAGAAAACGCAACAGTTGAAAAGCGTGTGATTGAGTTGCCAGCTGACGTGATTGATAAATTGAAAATGATTAAGGAAGACAATGGCGACGACAATCTTCAAGGATTTATGAATGATGTAAATGACGATGACGAACTTTGGGAAGATGTTGCAGAATTTAATTATTCGGTAATGCCTACCGATGCACTTCTTGGCGAATGGTGGTTAGAACATGTTGAGTTCGCACCGAAGAAAGAACCTAAGTTTGAAGTTGAGGTGAAAATCGGAACAGCGACCAAAAAAGCTCTATTGTCTGACGCGAATTATGTTGCTTTCTATTCAGATCCAGAACATGCACCTAGCGGTTATCAATATCTGTTTTCAGACGAGCAAGCTGACGAGTTAGTAGCTGGTCTAACGGCATTGAATGCACGAAAAGTGAAGGTGGAAGAATAATGAAGATTATCACAGAAGTAAGCAGTCAAGATATTACTGCGACTCTGGTGAATGACACATCACCATTTGGCGAGACAAATCATGACAGGGAAAGTAACGCAAAGCTACGTGAAGTGACGGACATCGTCGAGAGCATGATTAGTGATGTCTTGTGGATTTATCAACAAAATAAGGATCGTAATGAGGCGTCTATGAAAGAGGCAGCCGACATTGCAAAGCATGCACTTTTGAGCATCAAGGAAGATTTAGAAGATTTTAGTGAGGAAGATTAATGGCAATTGCAAAGATTAAGCCAGTTGCGCCAATCGAGTTTAACGGGCAAGTGTTGTCGGTAAACGGTGACTTTAACGAGTGGGTGTTTTATACGGATGCCGACGGTGGATCAGTAGATAGCAGCGATGCTCCTGAACTGTACACGAGAGATGATGTGTTTAATATCCTGCTGAAATATGATTACTGGCGTAGAAATGGTGGAAGTGGTTTTGTAACAGATTTTATGGCGGAGGGTGAAGAAAAATGACATTTGATGAAGCGATTATTAAGTGGAATGCTGCCCTGGAAAAGGGGCCGTTAACAAATCCGCTTTTATCCAGTCCTTTTGCAGGCGTGTCCGACAAAAAATATCATCAGCAACAATTTATCAATCGAACATTTTCAGCGATTATCGAAGAGTTGCGTGAGACGTACGAGAAGCACGTGGCAACAATCAATCTGACACAATCACAATATGAGGATTTGATTATTCTGCGTGATGAAGAGGTTTTCGAGGATACGTATTCAGAGCGTTATCCAAGTTGGGGGTTGACCACAGAACAAGCTATGCAAGCGTGGTTGCACCCAGAGTTGGTCGAAGTGGTGGATTGATGAATGCGAACTTACTACTATTTCAAGGACAGGCAGGGCTACTTCAAGTTAGGTTATGACCGAGAAGGCAAGCGCGTAATGCTGTGCACAACGGATAAGCGGCAGGCGTATCGAACAAGTAGTGAATGGCTAGTGAAGCATATGGTCAGCAAGTGGTTAGTTGGCTATTACTACTGGGTAGAAGAAGGATAGGTGGATTAGATGATTATTTTGTGGAACTTTCTTATGAGTTTTGGAATTGGTGTCTTGGCATATGGGTTTTCAGCTGCTTGGATAAATTGGGGAGATTATCCGCCAACAATGAACACGCCGGGAATTGCTTGGTGGTTGAACGGGGTGGCCTTGCTGTTTTGGCTGATAACGTTCGTGGTACTTAGTATCTATGAAATCAAAAAGGCGCACTAAAAAAGCGCCAGACCGAAGTCCAGCGCCATGTAAAAGAATTTAAGGTAAGTTCATTTTAACATGGTTCGGAGGACGTAGGAAATGGCACTTTTACCAGCGGTGAATGAGAAGGCAACAAGAGAAGCGGTTCGAGATTTTTTTGATAGTGAGTGGCCACGTATCGTGAACATGGCTGATATGGGATATGTTGATTTGAAGTCGGTTGAAATTTCAGACATGCCAAGTGCACGATCATTTGGTAATGCCAACGATGAGCGGTTCACGAACCATACTGACGCTGTGTACTACTACGATGCTGTTGTCCATGCCATTAAAGTCATGACACAGCCACACAGGCACTTCATGTGGTTGCGATACGTTCGCCACTTGGAATGGTTGCAAGTAGAAGCGCTGACTGGTTACAGCATTAGACGTGGCCAAGAGATTATCGATGAAGCGTTTTTATTGTTCGCTGATAAGTTTGCCGATGTTGATGATTTACGAGTTAAAGAATAATTTGGAAAGCGCGTATATGGTTCATAAGTGCCGCATGCAAGGTGCGGGCAGTCCAAGTTATTATGATAGAGTACCAAAATTGAAACAAAGCATGTGTGGCGGAATAGGTAGACGCTAATTGAATTATAAGACACAGGTGGTGGAAAAGGTGCCCGTATGACGAAGCCGAAGTTAGCCCGATGAGGCACACGCCTATAACTCACGGAATACATTGATTTTTAAGCCAACGTAATCAGTTTACTGATTGAAAGACAAAGGTAGCTTCTAAGTCCGTGGGATGTCATGTCAGGTGCAAATCCTGACCACATGCATCACATAGCAAAAAATAAATTAAAGGATAATCTTCCTTGTATTTGTTTTAAACGACACTGCCGGTTGCTATGTCTGGCGTACATACTCAAAACTATTAAGGATAAACTTTGATAGTTATTACCGGGATCAGGACTTGTATGTGTCGCTGGTCAGTACATAAGAGATATGGAAGTTTATGATATTGCAATAAGACGTTGAAAATGGAGCATCATTTATGGCATAATGATGTGTCGTGTAATATGTGAGAGATTACTGACAAACGATCAATTCTGTGAGATGATTGGTCACTCCTTAACGTTAATACGTTGGCAGCAATATCGGTATTTTTGTATGTTGGTTCGACTCCAACAATTGTTATTCATTTCATACGTTTTCTAGTGACTTGCGAAGCACTCCCCACGTGTTAAACAAGTCGTACTGCTTACAGTAGAATACATATGAAATGGGACCGTTCATACTTTAAATGGTCTGAAAGTTCCTTTAGCTCAGTTGGTTAGAGCAGACGGCTCATAACCGTCCGGTCACTGGTTCGAGACCAGTAGGGAACATGGCATGGATTGATAGATGTTAGGTATATTTCATTTCTATAATGTGCCACACCACCTACACAGATGTCTATCAATCTTTGCTTTTATAAGCCGATATGGCGGAACTGGCATACGCAGCGGACTTAAAATCCGTCCCTTAATTGGTTGTGGGTTCGAATCCCACTATCGGCATATTCACATCAGGTAGCAATCAATTAGATTGTTACCTTTTTATTTTGCACTGAAAGGAGAACGGCATATGAGCTTGAATGAGCGACAGGAACGGTTTGTTGATGAATGGGTCAGAAATGGCGGAAACGGCGCACAGGCGGCACGTGAGGCTGGTTATAGCGCAAGGACAGCTAGAAGTATTGCACAACGTTTGTTGACAAATGTTGACGTGAAAGAAGCTATTCAAGCAAGACAAGCCGAACTCCGAGAACAGCGACGTATGACAACTGACAACGTGATCGAATTCTTTGAAAAGGTTGTTCAGGGTGAGATAGGTGAGCAGGAAGTGACGCCATCTGGAAAAGTTATTGAGGTGCCGACAAAGGTTAACAACCGGATTAAGGCTGCCGAAAACTTGGGTAAGGTACTTGGTATCTTCCAGGCTGAAAGTGTCGTAGAAGTGAAGCCAATCGTTGTGATGGGTGATTACACGGAGGATGAAGATGAGTAAGAATGAACAATTGACGTTGGAGTTTCCGAAGCCGGCGCGAGTGTTCAACAAACAAGTCTTTGATTATCTGTATGATTACGATTCGCGAGTTGATTTGTGGTACGGCGGCGCGTCGTCTGGTAAGTCTGCTGGTGTAGTTCAAAAAGTTATTTTAAAAGCGTTGGGTGATTGGAAAATTCCCCGGCGCTTTTTAATTTTGCGAAAAGTAGGTGCGACTGTTAAGGACTCAATCTTTGAAGACTTTATTTCAAGGCTGACTGAATGGGGGCTGATGCCATACGCAAAGGTTCGCAATACTGATTATCGAATTAAGCTATCGAATGGTGCTGAGTTTATTTTCAAAGGGCTTGATAACCCAGAAAAGATTAAGTCAGTAAAGGGCATCAGCGACGTCATGATGGAAGAAGCGACTGAGTTCACGTTGGACGATTTCAATCAACTTGATTTGCGTTTGCGTGAACGTAAGCATCCCCAGAAACAAATCTTCATTATGTTTAACCCGGTGTCTAAAGCGAATTGGGTGTACAAACAATTCTTTGAGCGAACGGATCCGGACACAAAAATTCATTTGTCGACTTACAAGGACAATAAGTTCTTGGATGACGCCAATCGTAGACGTATCGAACAGCTTAGCGAAACTAACGGCGCATACTACAAGATTTATGCGCTGGGAGAGTTCGCGACACTGGATAAGCTGATATTCCCTAAGTATGAGAAACGACTTCTACGGGCCGACAGTGACGAATTAAAGGGTGTCCCGTCGTACTTCGGACTGGACTTTGGATATACCAATGACCCGACGGCATTTGTGCATATCAAGCTGGACGTTGAAAACAAGGTGCTGTATATCCTGGAAGCAACCGGTAAAACGGGGATGTTAAATGGTGAGATAGCACAGATGATTAAAGACTTAGGACACAGCAAAGAAACGATTATTGCTGATGCAGCCGAGCCAAAATCAATTGCTGAGATACGCAAAGCTGGTATTGACCGTATAACAAAGGCACGCAAAGGGCCTGACAGTATTAGACACGGTATTGAATACTTACAGCAATTCAAAATCGTTGTTGATAAGCGATTGTTTCAGGTGATTGAGGAGCTGGACAATTACACGTGGCAAAAAGATAAGAAGACAGGCGAGTACATTAACAAGCCTGTTGATAGTTTTAACCACTTTTTGGACGCGGTTCGTTACGCAGCCGACAAGCAGTCTCTTAAGAGTGCCGATTCATTTGAACAAAAGCTGATAAAGGCACGCACGTACTTTGGATAGGAGCAGTTATGAGTATTGATTTTTTGAGAAAAGGCCGATTTAACCCTAATGCGAATGACGTATTCTTTATGAATGCTGATGATTATGCAATTATGGACCCAGCGGCCGAAGGATTTATTAACCAGTTAGATCGTTTCATTAACCGGCATAAGTCGTCGCAGGTGAACCGGCTAAAAGCGTTGAAGCGGTATTATCTTGCAGATAACGATATTCGTTATAAGGAGCCCAAGTCGGATAAGACAGCAGCAGACAATCGTATTGCCAGTGATTTTGCACGATACATTACGATTTTTGAGCAGAGTTATATGCTGGGTAAGCCGGTGGTCTATAAGAACGCGTCAGATAAGACGTTGCAAGAAGAGGTTGATGATTTTTCAAAACAGAACAATGAGAGTTACCACAATGTGCTAATTAAGACCGACTTGTCAATCTACGGCCGGGCCTATGAGTTGCTATACGTTGACGGTGATGAGAATAACGTTCAAGTAAGGCTTGCCCGATTAAACCCGGAGCAAGTCTTTGTTGTATATGACGATACGGTGCAACGTAATTCGTTGTTTGCGGTTCGTTATTACCGCGTTCGATACGAAGAAGGCAAGTTCCGTGATTTTGTTGAAGTGTACACGAACGATAAGGTGTATTACTACCGCAATGACAATCAAGAAGCTGGGGGCATGAAGTTTGTTGAGGAAACAACTCACGAGTTCAACGGTGTGCCGGTTACTGAATATGCCAGCAACGAGGACAGGACAGGTGCTTATGAAGCTGTTCTGGATACAATCGACGCTTACGATTTGGCCCAATCAGAGTTGGCAAATACTCAGGAAGATTTCAACAATGCATTGTTGATGATTAAGGGTAATCCATTCACCGGTAGTGACGATAACCCGGTAATCGTTGACGACAGCGGTACTGAACGACCAAACCCAAATTTCATTGGTAATGTTGTTGCTCAAATGAAGCAGGCACACTTGCTGATTATGGACGATAACCCTGATGAAAATGGAGCTGAACCTGGCGCTGAGTATCTGACAAAGTCCTATGACTCAGATGGGACCAAGGCGTACATTGATCGATTGGTTGGTGATATTCTGCGGTTCACGTTTACGCCAGATACCAGTGATCAGAACTTTTCGGGTGTTCAGTCTGGTGAAGCTATGAAGTATAAGCTGATGGCTGCCGACAACCGTCGTGTGACACAAGAACGTTTGTTTGAACGTGGACTTATGAGACGTTTGCGCTTAGCGGTAAATGTTTGGCGTATCAAGGGTAATTCAAGCGTTAATTATGATGCCATCAATGACACGGAAATCTTGTTCACGCCAAACATTCCACAGAACGTGAATGAATTGATTGCTAACGTTAAGAGCTTGTATGGCATTGTCAGTGATGAAACGTTACTTGAACTGCTGAAGCAATTCACTGGTGTTGATGCAGACGAAGAACTGAAGCGATTGGAGAAGCAAAAGGCTGACAATCAGTTGATGTTCAACGGTCAAACCAATGATTATCCAAATCCTGATCAAGAAGGTGTAATCGAAGATGGTGACGAGTAAAGATTACTGGACAAAACGCATGGACGGCATATTCGATAGGCTGGATAAGAAGGAAGTCAAACTCAATGATGAGTTGATGAAGTATTATCAGGATGCGCTGACCGATATTAACGATAAAATCTACAAGTTCTATGACCGATACGGCAAAGATAACGGGTTCGATTATGAAGAAGCCATTAAACAGGTCAGGGGCACCGATTTAAGCGACTATGTGAAGCGTGCGAATAATTACCGTAAAGGTCTGCAAAACGACGCAGAAGCGCTTAAGAGGCTTAATGCGCAATATGTTACGGCGAAGATTAACCGTCTTGAATTGTTGAAGCTTGAACTTGAATTCTCAATGATACAAGCAACTAATAGCCAGGAAGGCACGTTGACCGATTATCTATCTAATCAGAGTAAGTATGTTTATGGGGCTGCGGTCGCTGGACAAGCTGTTTCAACATTGAATAATCGTGAAATAAAGGAGATATTGTCTAGTCAATGGAGTGGTGCTAATTACTCAACGCGCATATGGCGTAACGCTGATGTGATGGTCAATGCATTGAAGGACGCATTGGTTCAAGCAGCTATTCGTGGTGATAACCCACGTGTGACGGCGCGTGCATTGGCAAAGAAGCTGGGTTCAGGACGTTATGTGACAGAACGTTTGGTGCGAACCGAATCAACTTACGTTGCTAATCAAGCAATTTCACGTCGTTATAAAGATTCAGGATTTAAGCAATATGAATTCGTAGCGGTGATGGATGATCGGACGTCTAATGTTTGCCGTGGATTGAACGGTACTGTGCACAAGTTGTCAGATTTTGTATCTGGTGACAATGCACCGGCTATGCATCCAAACTGCCGTAGCCGTATTGTGCCAAGTGATGATGACTTGGCAATGTTTGATAAGTATTTGGACAAGACGTCTGACGAGTAATTTCGTTAGGCGTTTTTGTTTTGTCTGACTTTCCCAGCGCAGTCGTTAAAGAACGTTGTTTCGTCGCCGGACGTAAAACGAGTATAGCCGGCGGGCGTAAAACGTTAAGGAGTTGTAATGGCGGAAGTAGTTGAGGACCAAGAGCAAGTGACGGACGCGGCGGACAATGACGCTACACCTGAAACTGGCAACAGTGAGAAGACGTTCACACGAAGCGAACTATCTAAGATGATGGCAGCTGAAAAGGCTAAGTGGGAGAACGAGAAGCAAGCTGAAGTTGAAAATGCCAGGAATGAGGCAGAACGCTTAGCTAAGTTGAGTAAGGATGAGCGTTCTGCTGAGATGGCAAAGAAGCGAGAAAACGAATTGGCAGAGCGTGAACGCAAGGTGCAACGTTCGGAATTGTTGATTGAAACGCGCGATCAATTAAATAATTCGGGATTGCCAGTTGAATTTGCTGAAATGGTTATGGCTGATGATGCTGAACAAATTCAAAACAACATCAAGGTGACCAAGACGGCCTTTGATGAAGCAGTTGAACATGAAGTGAACAAGCGATTGCTACAAAAGACGCCTAAGAATGGTGGTGCTGGTGGCACTTCAATGACTAAGGCCGATATTTTCGCAATCAAGGACACGAAGGAACGTCAACAAGCGATTGCAGAACACATTGACCTATTTGGTCGTAACTAAGATTGGAGAATTAAAACATGGCAGTAGAAAATAACTTAAATGTAGCAGCAGACTTGGGAGAAATTAAGTCAATTGATTTCTTGAACCGATTTGGTACGTCAATTAATGATTTGTTGACGTTGTTGGGTGTTACCCGAATGGAACCAATGACGTCAGACATGCAAATTAAGCTTTACGAGTGGGCCACAGACGTTGATACGGCTGCAACAGTTGGCGAAGGTGAGACGATTCCATTGTCAAAGGTCACTCGTAAGCTGGCCCGTACGGTGCAAGTTGGATGGATCAAGAAGCGTCGCGCGGTTTCAGAAGAAGCAATCGCACGTCATGGTGCCGACATTGCTATTGACCAAGCCGACACGAAGCTGATGCGTGAAATTCAATCAGGCATCAAGACTGATTTCGTAACGGCGTTGGGTGAAACAACGAACACGTTGACGGCAGGTGATTTGCAAGTCGCTTTGTCAAAGTCTTGGGGGAAGTTGCAAACTATTCCAGAATTTGAAGGTGCTCCATTGGTTTCATTCGTTAACCCAATGGACGTTGCAAACTTCTTGGCAGGTAAGCCGATTCAAGCTGACGCATCAAACGCTTACGGTATGACGTTGTTGCAAAACTTTATCGGAGCTGACAAGGTAATTTCATTGGGTTCAATTCCAGAAGGAAAGGTATTCACGACGGCCGTTGATAACATTGTTTTGGCTTACTTGAACATGCAAAAGTCTGATTTGAGCCAATACTTCGTTGATTACACTGACGAAACTGGTTTGTTGGCTGTTGTATCAAGCAAGAACACATCAAACTTGACGCTTGAAGCAACATTTACTGGTGCTATGAAGTTGTTCGTTGAAATTCCTGATGGTGTGGTTGCTGCAACGTTGAATGTGGGGACAACAGATACAACTAACGACCAATCATTGTAAAGGGGTGGTTTTAGATGAAGCAAATTAAGTTAGTACAAGCGTTTAACGACTTGGAAACTGGATTGCATTACAACGCTGGTGACATGTACCCACGATACTTGGAGCCAACGCCTGAACGTGTTGCTTTTTTGCGTGAACACGGAGTATTTGAGGAAGTTGACGAAGGTACTGGAGAAACTTTTGAAAAGCCAACTGATAAGAATACAGTTGATGAAATCAAAGGTTATTTGGATCAAGTAGGAATTGAATACGACAACGCGGCTAAGAAGGCTGATTTGTTGGCTTTGATTACCGATTAGGAGGTGTCACGTGGCTGAAGATACTTTGAGTAAGGTTAAGTTATTGCTTGGTATCAAGGACGAGCTACAAGATGAGTTGCTAACGTTGCTTGTTTCGGATAGCCAGGAACGTCTTGTTAGTTATATCAACCAAGACAGTGACACTGATATTAAATTTCCAACTGGTATTGATTGGGTACTGCGAGAAATCACAGTACGCAGATACAACCGTATTGGGGATGAAGGTAAGACGTCATCTAACGAAAGTGATGTATCCGTGTCATGGCGTGATGATGATATTGCAGACTACGCAACGTACTTGAATAAGTACCGCAAAAAGCGTGGTGGTCGGGGCATTGCGAGGTTCTATTGATGAGATATGAAAACCGAGTGAAGTTGACAATCAGGACGCCTTCAAGTGACCCTGACAATGAATACGAAGAAGAAACAACCGATTGGATTGAAGCGCATGTTACTGGTGTTTCGTCACAGGTGAACATCAATGTGTTTGGTTCTTACAAATCAGATGCAGCGGCTATCCATTTAAAAGGGCATTATTCTGGCGCACAGAACGTTTTAATCAATGGGGTTGCTAGGAAGCCACAGGCGGTTATTAACGCGCGACAAAACACTGTGCTAGTTGTACAGGGGGTGTAACCATGGGACGCAATGGTGTAACGATTAACTTTAGTGGTCTTGATGATTTAGTTAGGGGGTTCAGTCGTCAACCGGCAGTTATTAAGAATGAGGCGACACGTATTATCAATACGGTAGCCGGAAAAGTCGAAAAGACTGCCTATCAGAATTCGCCGAAAGATACGGGTTATCTCTCACAACACATTATGGCTGAACCGAAGGGTGCACTTAATGCGCAAGTTATCGCAACCGCAAACTATTCAATTTACCTAGAAATGGGAACACGTAAAGCTCCGGCGCAACCTTACATGGGACCTGCCGTTAAAGCACATGAAAAAGATTTGTACACCATGCTATCAAACTTGTTAAAGGAGGGGATACGTTGACTTATTCACCATTTGTTGACCTATTGAAGGATTTGGAAAAGCGAGTAACTGACCAGGTTAACCTGCCAGTGTACCGTGTATTACCAGACCCAGAACAACCAGAACCGTTTGTTGTTTTAAGTGATCATACTGATAACGACTTGGCACTGAAAACAGGGTTAGCGGCTAGTGATACGTCACTATCGGTTCACGTTTTCTATCCTGCGAATAGTCGTATCAAGTTTGAAGATGCGTTGTACAAGTTGCGTGGCGTCATTGCACAGTCAAACCGTGTAATTAACGTCAGTACCAGTCAGACGGTGTTTGATAATTCAATCGGACGTGATGTTTATCATGCTGTAATCAGCGTGAGAGCAATTATTTAGGAGGAAATATGGCAGATAAGTTTATTGATAACGGTGTGGAGCAAACTAAGGGTAACCCAATCCTTGCCAAGATGATTTGGTACTTTTTGCAAGCTACTAACGCACCAGTAGGAAGCAAGGCAGTGTTGCCTGCAGCACAAACTAGCGGAACGTTGACAATTGGTGGTGACTCAATCGACGAGCAAACGAAGTTCGGTCGTGTTGTTTTGCCATCAACTAACGAAGACTCAATTGATTTGGAGTCATACGTTGTGCCGGGCGATAAGGCAATCGATATTATTAAGAATGCAAAGCACGACGGTAAGCAAGTTAAGGTTTGGCGTGTGGTTGTTGATGATCGTGTTGCCGAGAGTGAAACAGATGCCGACGGTAAGGCACATAAGGTATTCCCGGCTGATTTCGGTTACGGAGTTGTTGATGAGTTGGAGTTGGACGACGGAGATGACATGGTTTCAGCATCATACACGTTGAATATCTTGGATAAGTTGAAGACTGGTACATTCCCACTTACTGACGAGCAAATCGCAGCGTTGAAGGACATGTACGAGTTCGAGCGCCCAGGAGAGACGACTGGTGACTTCGGACCAGAGACGGACGGTACAACAGACGTACCGGCACTTTAATCTTTTAGGGTTCTCATTGATTTGGGAGCCTTTTTATTATGTCCGAAAGGGCGCCAAAAATATTCTAATTACGAGGTAAAACAACATGGCTATTGAATTGAACATTAAGGGTAAGCAAGTAACGGGAAAGTTTAACTTTGGGGCATTTTACAAGGCAAACAAGTTGCTATCAAACGAACAAAACAATGACGGAGCGGTGAATCTGTTTTATGGAATTGTGACTGGTGACTTAATGATGTTGCCATCTGCAATTACAATCTTGGTACCAACGAATGCGAAGTTGACTGACGAACAGTTGGGTGACGCCGTTGACGCGCTGACCGCTGCACACGGGGGTGATCTTGACGCTGTGTTTGATGCGATTAAGGAGGAGTTGCAAGACTCAGGTTTTTTCGTGAAGGCGGTCAAGAACCAAATCAAGTCAATGGAAATGATTCAGGAAGCATTGATGGCGAAGGAGGATACAACGGAAGTCCAAAAGAAGGCGTTCGAAGAAATGTTGAGCACATTGCAAGAAAACGTCTAATTGTTGAAGCTTCACGCCAAGGTATTACTGATATTCCTTACATTTTTTCGTTATATAAATGGGAGCTTGAGGCGCTTTTTGAAGGTATTGCAATGGCAAAGATTGATAGGCAAGAAGAACAAGCGGTACAGCTATTCAATCAGCGCTACGTTGATAATGCGAAGAAGCCCAAGATGAAGAAAATATTCGACCGTGCAAAGTTAGAACGCAACGTTAAGAATATTTTTGAGCCGGGCCAGGACAAGCGAAGGTCTGAGCGTAGACGATTGTATGATCGGGTGCGTAAAGCATTTTCATAACGAAGGGAGGAATTGAATGTATAACGGTGGAGAAGTTATTGCACACATTGGTGCTGATATTAGCGAATACACCAATGCCATGAAGCAGATTGGCAAGGATACGACAGCCAATCTAGGAGGTGCACAAAAAGTTGCCTCAACCGTTGGTAAAACAATGATTGGTGTGGGTGCTGCGACAACTGTGATGGGAGTTAAATCACTGAAAGGTTTTGGTGAATTTAATGAAAGCTTGAACTCAGCAGCAGTTATTGCTGGTGGTACGTCAAAAGATATTGATGGATTGGCCGACGTAGCGAACAAGATGGGAGCGGATTTGCCGTTAAGTGCTCAGGATGCAGCTGATGCCATGGTCGCTATGGCACGAGATGGTGCTTCAATCAGCGACATTAAGAAAGAGTTCCCGTCAATCGCACAAGCTGCGACTGCTGCAGGTTCTGATTTGCAACAGACAGCCGGTGTTGTACAAAACGCCATGAATATCTGGGGTAAGTCGATTGGATCACCACAACAAGCAGCGGCAACGTTGGTTACAACTGCCAATTTGTCTAATGCGTCAGTTGAAGATATGCAACACGCTTTGGCAACAATTGGAGCTACTGCTAACTTGGCTGGTATGTCTATGCAAGATACGTCTACGGCAATTGGATTGCTGACAAATCAGGGGTTCAGTGCGGCTGACGCTTCGCAAGATTTGAACCACGCCATTCTACAGATGATGGCGCCTTCTGATAAGGCAAGTGGAATGATGGAAGAATTGGGGTTGAGTTTCAAGGATTCCAACGGAAACATGAAGTCATTCAAGCAGATCGCGCTTGAAGTGGCTAAAGCCACCGACGGAATGGGACAGGCTGATAAAACCGCAGCGCTTAAGACAATCTTTCACACAACTGGTATGAAGGCAATGGTGCCTATCATGAAGGCAGTCCAGGATAAGACTGGGGAAACAAAAACCAGTTGGGATGCTTTTTCAAAGACCGTTAATAAGTCATCGAAGTCACAAGAAGCTGCGCAAAACACTTTGTCCAATCAGGCTGGTGAAATGCAAAAAAACGTTGGTGCAAAGCTTAAACAGGTGAGCGGTAATTGGGAGTCTTTGACTAATAAAGCAATAGCTTCAAAGAGTGGTGTTTCAAGTACTTTTTTGGATTGGACTAACAACACGTTGGGGTGGGCGCAGTCGAGCGATTCGGCATTCGCTAAGGTAACACGTGACTTTATCGGTCGTTCCCCAGTAATTGGTCCAGCGACAACTGCTATTGGTGGCTTCATAACTAACGCAGGGAAGATTACAGGCACGGTATCAGCCGCTGGTAAAGGGCTTTGGAATGCTGGAAAAGCAACTGGTGAATTTTTAGGGAAGGTTTCTGATGCAGGTGGTTTCGTAAGCTGGATTAAGAACACAAAGTTGTTCACGTTGGCTAACAAAGCAAATACTACTGCCACAATTGCAGAAACAACAGCACAAAAAGGACTCAATACTGCTGTGAAGGCAAATCCAATGGGAATCATTATAACTGCGATAGCTTTGGTTGTTGCGGCATTAGTGGCTTGGTTGACACAAACTAAAAGTGGACAGGCCGCTTGGAAAAACTTTACGTCGTGGCTGTCCGATACATGGTCGGGCATGGTAACGTTCTTCCAAGGTGTTTGGAACTCAATCACCACTCTGTTTAGTTCAGCAATGGATGGTATTAAGTCTGGTTGGCAGGCAACGGTAACGTTCTTCAGCAATTTGTGGAGTGGAATTGTAAACGTCTTCACGACGATTTGGAGCACTATCCAAACGGGCTGGCAAAACTTCACATCAATTGTGAACGGTCTATGGCAATCTGCTGTGGGTGTGTTCAGCACAGTTTGGTCAGCGATTACAACGTTCATGCAACCGATTATCGACACAATCGTCGGACTTTGGAACAACTTCACAACTACGATTTCGGGTATCTGGAACGGGATCATCAAGATTGCGTCTGGTATCTGGGGATTGATTAAGGCAGCAGTCATGGGTCCTATTCTGTTGTTGCTTGATGCAATGACGGGTAATTGGAACCAAATGAAGGAAGACGCTGTAATGATTTGGAACAGCGTTGTTGATAGCGTCAAAAGCATTGTTAGTGGTTTGGCGCAAGCAATTTCAAGCTACGTCACTGGTATCTCAAACTTTGTTTCAACGATTTGGAATGCAATTGCCAGTGTTACGTCTAAGGTTTGGAATGCAGTCAAGGACGCTGTCGTTGGATTTGTTTCTGGTATTTGGCAAGATATTCAAAATATCTGGTCAGCTATCCCAGGATGGATTGATGGACTTTGGAATAACGTGGAGAACGGTGTATCTAACGCATGGAATTCTATGTGGCAGGCTATTGTTAGTTTTGCTAAAGGTATCATCAATGATATTCAAAACATTTGGAACTCAATTCCAGAATGGATTTCTGGATTATGGAACAATGTAAAGGATGCCGTTGTAGGTGCATGGAACGGAATTTGGCAAGGAGCTGGCAACTTTGCGAATGGTGTTGTGAACGATATTAGTAAGGCGTGGAATGGATTAGCTAATTGGATTGGCGGTTTATGGAATGGCGTAAAGAATGCAATTTATGCAGCAATGAACATTAATTTGTACGATGCCGGTAGGGCAATCATGATCAGCTTCTGGAATGGGCTTGTTTCGCTTTGGAATAAGGTGCAGAAGTTCGTTGGTAACATTGCGCAATGGATACGTGACCACAAGGGGCCAATTAGTTATGACCGCAAGTTGCTTATTCCAGCTGGTAGAGCGATTATGACCGGATTTAACGACGCGTTGAACGATACGTTTGGGGATGTTAAAAAGTCCGTTTCTGGTTACGCAGACCAAGTTTCTGATGCATTTGGCAGTGTTGATTTTTCCAACGTACAGTCTCAATTACAGGGTGTACACCAAATGATGAAAGACCAGCTTAGTGCGAATGCTAACGTCACTGCTAGCACACAACTTGCTGGAGCTAACGGTGTGACCTTCGGTGCTGAACTTGATGATGATGTCTTGAATGCACCTAGTGCAGTAGTTGAAATTGAAGTCCATCAAGAGTGGGACGGTAACAAGGTGCGTACATACTTGGCTAATAAGGACGCACGTAACGAAGCAAAGGTTAAGTTGATCAATAAGCGTTAGGAGTGCTCAATGGATTTATTAATTAAAAAAGGCGATGTGCCACAACGTTTATCGGAACTTGGCGTGATTGTGACTGATATTTCGCGTGGAACACCTAGTCTAGACATTCAGACACAGAGCGTTGCTTTTAAAAACGGTAAAAAATTTCAAAATGCTACGCACAGCGAGAAGGCAATCACAGTGACTGGTTATTACTATGCGGCCGGCATTGAAGCTGACTTAAGAATGCAAGATAAGTTGAATGGTGTGTTCGGTAGTCTTGAACCGTACTTCATTGCAGAGATGATTGAGGAACGTCAGGATATGTATGGTTATGAACGGCCGGGCGAAAGTCAAAATCCGATTATGCAACAGTTGAGTAATGACGGCGTACAAGACCAAATGGTGACATACGTTGATTATAACCATTCTGCATACAAATACGGGTTTATCGTTTTGTTATCTGATGTAATTGACTACGAGACACAAGGAAAAGTAGGCGATAGCATTCTAACGAAGGTTACGTTGAGTTTTGTTACAACAGGCGTACCGTACGGTATTACAGAGCCAGTTGATATTGATTTAACGGGTCAAACGTCTATTCCTTACGCTGGAACGACAGGTGTTTCGCAGTTTGATTGGCCGTTTTACTTCGAGTTAACAGCGAGTGAAGCCCAGGATTATACGTTTGATTTCACGGTTGGTAAGCAAAAGTTCACCTATACCGCTAAGGGAAAAGTGACGATTAAGAAGGGGGATATGTTCTTATTGAACGGTATCTCCTTCAAACTTAATCAAGCGAATATCAACGATCAAACAAATATCCAGGAATTTGAGTTGCTACCATCCGACACGTTGCAAGTGCCGTTTCAGACAACGTTCAAGGGCGACGTCATCATCAAAAACAAAGTTGATTTTTATATCTAAGGAGGTTTTATGCTTAAGTTTAGAGACCCTCAGTCGAATATTCAGTTAGCTGAAGCAGAGTTGACGTATAAAGAAGCGGTTAATGGTGAGAAGTCACTGACTGGAACTATCTACAGCAACGACGACGTGCTGCATCAAATGGAACGTGGCTGGTCAGTAATGTTCAATGGTGATTGGTACTATATCACTTACGTTGCACCAACTGACGGTGGTAACTCAATTACGGTTGAGTTTGACGCAGTGCATGAGTTCTTTTTCAAAATGAGTAAGTCGGTTGCATACGGAACTTTAAAAGATGGATCACACTCAGCAAAAGAATATCTTGATTTTGTATTTAACGGTTCGGAGTATTCGTATACACTGCTATCGCAAGTAGACGCTTGGGAGAAGCAAAACTTCGGTGATAAGAACCGACTAGCACTATTCAATGACTTGATAAGCGATATGGAAATGGAGTTTTCAATCGCTGATTCTGGTCGCATTATGATTACGTCAGAAATAGGTCAAGACTTATCAACAATTGTGCGAAAAGGGTTCAATTTACAAGAGTTGAATTTGGAGTACAACGTTGTTGATTTTGTCACTTATGCCAAAGGGTTTGGTGCTTTTATTGATAAAGATGATGAGAGTAAGGGGCGTTATGAAGCCGAGTATACAAGCCCGCTTGCGTCGGTTTATGGAAAACTTGAAGCTGATCCAATTACTGACGAACGTTATACCAAGACGGCATCATTGCAGGCTGCACTAAAAAAAGCAGTAGATAGTTCCTACTCAATTTCGGTTGGTATTTCGTTAGAAGAGTTGCAGAATGCCGGATACGATTACGAATCACCGGTACCAGGTGATTATATTCTGGCAGTTGATGAGCAATTGGATTTCAACCAGCGTATTCGTATTATCAGCGTTGAAGAACAGTACAACATCTATGGTGAACGTATTAGTTCAAGCGTAGAAGCTGGGTCTCTTAGTGCAACAAAACAAAAGTTAGATGGTTCTGAGTCGAATTCAGTTGTTTTAGCGTTAAGTCACGCCACAGAACAGGCCGATAACGCGGTCAAGACTGCCAATGGTAAGAACGCTAGTTACTCTGGTCCGAACCAGCCACAGAACCCAAGAGAAGGGGATATGTGGTGGTATGACAATGGATCTGGTACGTCATTCATGAAGCAGTATACCAATGGTGAGTGGGTGATATTGGTCGATAGTAACACGAAGCAGAATATCGAAAAAGCTGTTGATAATGCGATTGAGACCTCTAAAACTTACACCGATGAACTAAACGAAAAGCAGTTTCAGACTACAAACGCACTTAATGAGAAAGTTGATAAATCTGTCAAAGAATTAACTGATAGTCAACAAGCTATTTCAAGCCAAGCAACCGCGTACACAGACAGCGCTGTTGCGGACGCCAATTCTAAGGCTGTGCAAATCGGTCAATCTGCCGCCCAAAATGCACAGAGCGCTCTTGATACAGCTAAAAAAGACTTCACTAGTAGTTTTGCGAGCCAAGCTAGTCAAACAGCTTCGATGGCTAGTGAAGCGAACTCAAAAGCAAGCCAATATGCAAGTCAAGCAAAGTCGGAAGCTGTTTCAGCTGCTACAAGTGCCGATGGAGTAGTTAGAGCGGAGTTTAAGTCAACAACCGACTCAATGACTGCTACGATTCAACAAAATAAGTCTGATGCTGATGGAAAAATTAGTACAGCTCAAACGACAGCAACACAAGCGCTTGATGGTTTATCAACAAAGGTATCGCAAACTGAATACAACACAAAAGCCGGTCAACTGCAAACTGACTTAACTGCGACAACACAAACGGCTAATCAAGCCAAGACGGATATTGTTTCGATTAAACAAAAAGACGGCGAACAAGATGAAAAAATGAATTCGATTGTATCTGACGTCAACGGAACAAAGCAAACTGTAAGCGATTTGCAAACTATCCAAGGTAAGCAGTCTGGCGACATTGCCACACTCCAATCTCGTGCCGACGGATTTGAAGCAACCGTTACGAAGGTTAATAACTTAGCGGTTGGTGGTCGTAACTTGTTGATTGGCACGTCCACTAGTTTTACTGGAATTGGAAACAACTCCACAAACGGCAACTTCGATGCACAAGGCGGTAGGTATTCTCTGTCTGGTAGAAAAAAAGTATCAGACCTTTATAACCAATATGGTCCATCTGGATACCTAACCCTATCATTTGATTGGGTGGCTAGTGGCGATACTATATCAGGTACATTTAATCCAGTATGGGACAATACGCCTTGGGGAGTTATAACACCTAATGTTACTATTCAACCTAGTATCACTAATAAGTCCGGTCGTTATGAAATTACTGTTCCATTAAGTATTAATAGTTATTCTACTGGTGTTGCTACTGCTTTAAGGTTCCGACAAGATAACTTACAAGGAAACGTAACAATTAGCAACGTAAAGCTAGAAGCAGGTAACATTGCGACCGATTGGTCGCCAGCGCCAGAAGATTTGTCTAGCGCAACAGCAAAGGCACAATTAACAGCTGATGACGCAACCCTATCGATTAACAATTACAAAACAGATGCGGATCAACGTATCAGCAAAGCACAAGCAGACATTAATGTTAATGCCGATGCTATCACGCAAAAAGTCAGTCAAAGCGATTACAACACTAAGACTGGTGAATTGACTACAAGCGTTAATAAAGCACAGCAAACTGCCGACAGCGCAACGCAAACGATTGGGATATACAAGCAAACAAACGACCAGCGAGTGGCTGCTGCTGAAACAAACATTAAGACTAATTCTGATGCTATTTTATTGACGGCAAGCAAGACTGAATTAAATCAGGCAACCGGAAAATTAAGTGGAGACATTAGCACATTACAGCAACGAGCTAATGGATTTGAAGCAACCGTTACAAAGGTTAATAATTTTGCCGTTGGTGGTAGAAATTATGTGTTGAATTCTGATGTTTCAACTTCAAGTAATATAACGAACTTCAAATCTTCAATACCTGTGTCAGAATTTAGCGGCAAGAAAATAGTAACTTCAGTTCAAGTAGATTACGACAATATAACTGGATTCAATAATCAATCACCGTTCCATCGCGTTATGTTCGAACCGACTTTTATTGATAAAAGTACCGGAAAACAAATATATGCAGGTGCCATAATTAGTCCAAATGTTGGGGATAGTTTCCACGGAAGAATTTATTCTATGTTTGATTTTTCTAACAAAGAAATAGCTTCTGTTTCATCAGAAGTAAACGCACTTGGTCAAGGAATATATGTGCAAGGGCTAAATTCTGACACGCCAATCGTTGTATCAAAGCCAATGATTGAAATTGGTACACAGTCAACTGACTGGTCACCTGCGCCAGAAGATGTCAACACGCAACTGGCGCAAGTTAAAATCACAGCCGACGGAGTTTACCAAACTGTAAACGACCCAAAAATAGGACTTAACACACGAGTTTCAACCGCTGAAGGTAATATCTCTAAGGTTCAAGGAACTGTTGATGGTATGAGTAATACGGTCACTCAAACTGCTAATGGGCTTACACAAGAAATCGCAGACCGCAAAACTGGCGATAGCAACACGCTGCAAGCCGGTAAGGACTTTACGACAAGCCAAATCACCAGTTATGACACAGGAATGCAAAGCCGACTTTCACAAGTTAGCGATGGAATAATGGCACAAGTTTCGGCAACTAACTTGATTGTTGACTCGTCATTCGTAAACGCACTTGCTAATTGGACGGTATCGGGCGACGTTGCTTGGAAGATTGATACAGGAAATATGCACGAAGGTGTGCGAGTTGCGAAGTTTGATAACGGCGACACTGTGTTCGATAGGAAAACAGCCACTTTAACAAGCATTCCAATTTACACGATGAATCTAGGCGGCACACAGTTCTACGCTAGTTTTGATTTGTACGCAAAGTCTTTTGGAACAAGCGCTTATTTCAAGGCTGAAATTGTCCAAAAAAATAGTTCTGGAACAACGACAAAAACAACTGCCATTGGTGGATCGTTTGACACGGCCATGTCTGATTGGACCAACTATACTGCTAACATCACTCTTGACCCAGCGACAACACAGCTATATTTGCAATTTACGCAATACGGCGGGGGCGTGATTTATGTATCAAGGCCTTATCTTGGTTCGGTACAATTACAAAAAAATGCGTATATTGCTGGTGCAAGCACTGACAATTCTTCAACGCTTAAATTATTCAACAATTTTTTCGCATTCGGTATTCAAGCTAATACTGGTGCATTGATTTCCGGAATTAACGGAGACTCATCTGGTCTTAACATCATAGGTGAGAAAATCACGATTACTGGTGATACCACCTTTATTGGTAAGAACTTCATGGACGGTGCACTGATCAAGAACGCCTCGATTGGAACGGCACAAATTGCAGATGTTTCAATCACCAACGCTAAAATTGCCAGCCTTGATGTGAACAAGATCTCTGGTAACGTGTCGAACTTTCTTCAATCCAATTGGAACGGTAAGTATGGTTCTACCACGATCGACGCAAACGGAATGAAGGTTGATACAAATGGGGTTAACACACAGTTTGGCAGCTCTGGAATGAAGTTAACAATGGACGGAGAGTCCGTTGGGGGTATTGGTGTTCAAGGTTTGACTGGAAAGCCAAACACTTACCAAGGCTTGACGTTCTGGCTTGATGGAAACGCTGAGTATATGGCTTGGGGAGCACGTAATAGCGGAGATACATCGATGAATCCGGTTATACAGATGTCTTGGTATCAAAGTAACTCGGCGCCAACGGGAGCATATGCCGGTTTTAACTTTGACGATGATGTCATTTTCAATCAAGGGATTAACGTTCCCGGCGACACAAACCGAAGAATTATTTTCGCAACAAAAAATTTCCAAAATTATAACTATCCATACTTTGGTGACTCGCAAGGGCAAGCCGGATGGGCGTTCGGAGGGTCGCAAACTTATATGATTTCAGGGACAACTTATTACAACGCTACAAAAGTAATCGCTGCATTAAACGGCATAGGAGCGGCTAAAATACCAACTGAAATAAACTCAGATGGAACTGTTAAAAAGTGGGTAAACGTAACGTTATAAAATAGGAGAATAAAATGGAACAATCACAACAGCAAACTTTGCAAAATCTTGGGTTTGAGATTGCTAATAAGGCAATTGAAAATGCACAACTACGGGCGCAACTAAATACTTTGCAGGGTGAAAACGAACAATTGAAGTCACGAATTGAAGAATTAAGCAAGGAAGGTGTAAACAATGACTAACATTAACAAGACAACGCAATTCAACGAACAACTATCAATTAAGGCAGAAGATGGCGGAACGGTTAACTACGCAACTTTGAGCGGTTCAATCGACCAATACGGCGTTCCTTCAATGAGTTACTACATTTCAGATGGTGTTATTTATCGTGAACACTTGTCTGATTTCCGAACATCTTGGTCGGATTTCCAAGACACTGTGTTTGCAGAAGCCGATAAGGTTGTTGCCAGCTTTGAAAAGTAGTGGGGTAGAGTTATGAACTTTTTCCCACATGACATCGCAGGTTGGTTAACAGTTGTCGGCTCGTTATCTGGTGCGATGTGGTTTGTCATTCAAAACACGTTCGTTAAGTCTATGAATAACTTGAATAAGGCGATTACTGGCTTACAAGAAACTTTACAAATTTATGATCGTCGGATTGATGACCATGAGACACGAATTCGGTTGCTAGAAGATTGGAGAGAACATCACGATGACAACGAATAACTTAATAACCTTTGCAGAAGCGCTATGGCAATCAGGTATTGCTCCAGCGCTTTTAATTTTGTCCATTGGGTGGCTATCAGCACGATTTGACCGCAATAAGAGGCTAACAAACTTGCTTGGTATTGCAGAAGGTGCGGTGAAGTGGGCGGAAGCGACATTTGATGGTGGCCAAACGCAAAAAGCACAAGCCATCAAGTGGATTACAGACCATCTGATGAAGGCTGACAAGGCTCACCTGTTCACCGCCAAGCAAATTGATGAGGCCATTGAGTGGGCTGTCAAAAAGATGAAGGAGGCAGAGAAGTAAAATGAATAAAACAATGAAATTGGTCGCACTTGGGGCGGCCTTTTCTTTTGGACTTATTTCGCCATCCGTTAATGTGCAAGTGGAATCAACTCACACTAATAGCGAATTATCAGTAGATTTAGGGACGCAAAAAGCAAGTGCTGCCGTCAATGACCACGGTGTCGATTGGTCGGTTTATCAGGGTGCGCAAGGTAAGTTTGGTTATGCTCACGATAAGTTTGCAATTGCGCAAATTGGAGGCTACTACGCTGGGCGTGGATACGTGGATCAATACACGTATCCAACGCAAGTTCAGTATACGATTGCTCAAGGAAAACGTGCACACGACTATATTTTCGTTGATGGTGTTACTGACCGTACGACCATGAAGGCAGTAATTGACCACTATCTTGCAAAGAGCCAAACACCACAGGATGCAATCTTCGCTTTGGATATTGAGCAAGGGGCAACTAATACGGACGTTGTTATGTACGGATTAGATTATATTCAGTCAAGGGGCAAGACGGCTATGCTATACGGTTACAAGAATTTCTTAACGGCAAACCTTGATTTGCAAACTATTGCGAATAAATATCCGCTTTGGTTGGCAGAGTACCCTAATTATGCTGTAACGCCAGAACCAAATTACAACTTCTTTCCAAGTTTCGATAACATCGGAATTCTGCAATTCACTTCAACGTACATTGCTGGCGGGTTGGACGGTAATATTGATTTAACTGGTATCACTGACAATGGATACACAAAGAGTAATAATCCCAAGACGGATACACCGGCAATTGAAGCTGGTAAGGAAGCCGACAATACGCCAAAGAAAAATATTGCTGAAGGTATGACCGTAAAGGTGAACTATTCAGCAACCAACTACGCCACAGGTGAATCTATTCCTGATTACGTTAAGGGTGTGCCACACAAGGTGCTAGCAGTTGATGGTCGCAAGGTATTGCTTGATGGTGTTAATTCTTGGTTAGATCGTTCAGATGTTGAAATCTTGGATGCCAACACACAGTCTGACACGGCAGAATTTAACGGTGTGTTTGTTGTTGATAGTTGGCAAACTTACATCGGCAAGTGGTATGCACGTAATGACGATATGTCAATTCCGGTCGCTGATTACAACAACGATATTCCAGTTGCTGATGTAACGTTGACCGACCGATACGGAAATCCATTGGCTGACCAAACAGCGCAAGGTAACAACGGGGTCATGGAATACTTCACGCTGAACGGTAACTACAAGGTGCTTGAACGTTCTGGTTCAGCAATCAAGATTGAAGTTGACGGTGAACCCGTTTGGTTGCAGGTGGCGTTTGCTGAATAATTCAAACTGGTCGAATTCGACCAGTTTTGCGACCATCAACAATGAGGGACGCAAATATAAAAGGCCCGTCTGGACTAGGTGCAATTGCACTTAATCTGGACGGGCTTTTTTAGTATTATTAATATTAAAATTCGCACCAAATTCGCACCAAAAACGACGTGAAGCCAGTCCTGTAAAGGCTTTTTGCGTACCATCCTGAAATGATGTTCGAACGTGATAAGACACATTTGCGCGTCTTCCAAGACTTTGTTGATTATGTGAATGCACAAAAGTGACGAATAGTTAGTGATTCGCTATAATGAAATCATTACAAAAATGAGGCGGTGACAATCATGTCATTATCACTAACAGATTTGCAACGCGAACAACCCCGTCAAGTGCCATTGGCCAACTGGCAGGATGTATTGCAAGCAGAACTTAATGCATTCGATACGGCTAGTTCAACAGTCGCTGGTATCGGTGACATTGCCAAGACAATTACCTTTGCGGTTGAGCGTTTCCACATTGCGTTTAATACGGACAATGTATTGACGTTCCGCACACTAAATGACACATACATTCTAGATGTTATCGGTGGATTGGTGTTATCACAATTATTGGCACAACACTATATGGGAACAGTTTTGCCTACGGGTATTACAGAAAGTGACAACGGCGTCTTTGAGACGATGTCAGCCTGGTTAGCTGACATTGCAGCTGTTGTGAAGTAA